GGTTGGGTTCCCAGAGGTTGAAGCGACATTTTCGCCCCAGAAGGGAGCGCACGAACCCACTCCCCATGGGGCCTCCGACATGGCGCTGGACGCTGTCCATCAACTCCTTCACGAAAGGGACTTGTTGGTGGTACTGCTGGATCAGACCTTTTGCTTCTTCCACGGTAACGTCCAGACTCTCTGCCAAGCGTGTCTGGCCCATTCCATACATCAAAGCCAGATTCATGACTTTTGCCTGTTTGCGTGGAATCTTGGCTATGTCCGCGACCATCTGATGAAAATCAGTTTTGGGATTATCGCGGTAGGCTTTTACGAATAAATCGGACCCGGTTAGCCCTCTTTTCCCCGTGAGGCTGGCATAGTGGACCAGGATGCGGGGTTCTTGCTGCGAGTAGTCCAAGCTAGCCCATTTCTCCCCCTCTTCGGGGAGGAACAGCCCTCGTATGGCTTTTGCAAAGCGCGGGTTCCGGGCCGGGATTTGCTGGAGGTTGGGGTTGGCCATGGACAATCTCCCAGAGACAGTGCCCCCTCCCTCCGACCGTAGCTGGTTGATGTGCCCGTGGATGCGACCGTTCTTGGCGTAACGAAATATGGAGCTTAGAAAGGTGTTGCCAATCTTGTCGGTTTCCCGCGCCTCTGCAATCTGCTGCGCTACAGGGTGGGGGTGGTTCTGAAGAAAATTCTTGGTGAATGAGGGCAGTCCTGTCTTGGTGCGTCCGTAGGGGATCTTGTGGTAGTCGAACACTTTTGCGATTGAAGCCGCCGCCCACAACTCACAGCTAATCCCGGTTTCCTTTTTGATTTTGGAGAGGGTGCTTTTCGTTTCGCGCAGGAGCTTTTGCTTGAGCCGCTCGGCTTGCTCCAGATCAACGCGAACGCCGCTCCAGGTCATGTCGATGCACAGGGGGAGAACTTCTGCTTCAAGATCGAAGATATGCCAGAGGTCTTCCTGAGAAAGGAGGGCTTTGAAATGTTTCCACAGGTCCAGCGTGAGCCTCGCATCGGCTTCCGCATACTCCCCGACGTAGGCGGCGGGCAGCTTGTACATTTCGGCCTTTGGATCAACGCCAAACTCTTCCGCTGCTTCTCGGAGCGCCGCTTCACTTTTCATCTCGCCCAGGTAGTCGTAACAGACACTGTTCAGGCTGTAGTAGCGCCTATTTTCATCGAGCAACGGTGCGGCCAGCATCGTGTCGATCAAGCGTCCTTTTACCTTGATTCCCAGCCGCCGGAGCCAACCCACGTCGTAGGCGGCGTTGTGGAAGATCTTGTCTGCTGGATGCTTGGCTATCTCTCGTGCGAACCACTTCTTGATGAGGCGCTTGTCGAGGTTTCCGCCGCCCTCGTGGCCGAATGGGAAATAAGAATTGAATCCTTCGTAGGCTATGGCAATGCCCACTACTTCTCCGTTCCCGGTGGGCCACCCAGGTCCGTGGGTCTTGAGCCGTGGGTCTTTCGTCTCTAGGTCTATGGCTATTTCTTTGATCCCGTCCGGAGTAACCGGGAGTTCCTCCACGGGGACCCATTCGGTCTTCACGCCGAATTTTGGCCGCTTGAGATTTTCTTTCATCCGCTGCCCGTCGTATATACAAGGGGTTCGGTTTTCCGCGTGGGTGGTTGCAGGGAAGGCTTTGTTTGCAGGAGCTTAACCAATCGTTGGACGTACCACTCGGCCTTTTGCACATCTATTATTGGATCGTTGCCCTCCTTGAAGCGATAACGGACAAGATATTTCAGGACGTTTCCCACAAGAACGGCTTCATCTCCGGGAAGATCGCGAACAACATCCAGGATCGTGTCAATGGTCTCTAGCTTTGCGCGTTGGTAATGATTCGGGGAGATAAAATCGGTCATATTCGCCACCCTCTTTGTAAGTCCTCGGGCATTTTCAGGACTAGATTTTCTTTGGTCCGAGTGATGCCTGTGTAAAGGACACGATAGCCGTCATCGGGATTTTTTTCCATCTCTCCGAGAGCCTTCCCTGATAGGTCTAGCATGAGGTAAACGTTATCGGCTTCTCCTCCTTTAGCGCCATGGATTGTGGACAATCGGATTTTTGGCTTGCTATTGAGGTCAACTCCTCGGTTTAGGAGTGCGGAGGCATAGGCCCGGTCCTCTGGATAAATTCTGTCGAGTACGCAATCCCATGCTCCCGTTGCCTCCAAGCCGAAATGCTCCCGCAATACATCGAGGGAGAAGACATCCTGTTCGTTTGCTGCTTTCAGCAGGGTCTTGGCACCGCGCTGCAATCGCCCATCCTCACTGGAAATGTGCGAGTAGAGGTTTTGGGTTTCGCTCAAACTAATTTCCTTGTTCTTGCCGCTGGTGAGATAGGTCCAGGATGAAATTGCCGACCGGACTTTCTTGGACAGGGACGGGGTATTAAATCGCTCGAAGAAATGCCCGCTGGTTTTTAGGTAGGCACCAATCTCGTTCAACATGTAATTCGCTTGTGCGAGTACAAGCCACTGGCCGCTAAAATCTAGGCCGTAATGATCGTGGACGGAGCGCGTACTCCCATCGGCGTCTCGTGGCGACCATTCTTTTTTCTGGCGGCGGCGGATGCGACCAGAAATGTGATCAGCTATTCGCCAGACAGATCGCGGTATGCGGTAGGACTGAGTGAGAACCTCGGAGGAACCCTCAAGACTGATGAAGCGATTTATATCCGCGCCCGCCCAACCAAAAATCCCTTGGTCATCGTCGCCAGCAACGTACATTCGTTCGCACTTGTCATTGATGAGGTGGGCGACTCTCCACTGTAGGGGTGTTAAGTCCTGCGCTTCATCCAAAAACACCGCCTTCAATTTCGGGATCAGGGCTTCGTTTTCGGTGAGGCTGACGAGCATGTCGGTGAAATCTTTCAGACCACTTTGGGTTTTGAACTTTTCGTACTCCGAGTAGATATGCCGGAAATGGTAGGAGGTCACGTTAAGTTCCATCTGGTTGTACGCCCACATAGGTCCTCGTTCCGTGGTCCGGGCTAAGTCAACTGCCCGCATAATTGGATGGTTGCTGCGGAAAGTGAGAAATCCTTCGTCCTCCACCGCCGTTACGCTCTCCGTCAGGTTCACGCCAACAATGTCGCCGAACTCCTTCAGATGCGTCTCCTTCAGGACTTCCGCTCCGCTGAGACCGAGAAGTCGAAAAGCGAGCGAGTGGAGAGTGCGAAAGAAAACAAAGTCCTGGTCGGGGTCCAAATCGAATCGTGCGACAGCCCGGTCCCGTGCTTCGTTGGCGGCTTTTCGCGTGAAGGCAAAGTAGCCTATTTGGTTTGGCGCTGTGCCCCTCGACAGCAACTCCTCTACATGATTGAGCAGCGTGGTGGTTTTCCCAGTACCGGGAGGGCCAAAATATCTAAACATCTTTTTCACCCTTGTCTGTGTTTCGGAGTACTGCATCGAGATCGTATCCCAGTCCTTCAAGCAGCCGCTCTAAGGCTATGTTTTTTGGTTTCATCATCAGAAGGGAAGGTCCGCATCGCCATCGAAGTTAGAGCTGAATTCTTGTTTCACGGATGTAAATGCGGGGATTGACCAGCATCGGATAGCTCTTCCATTAATACTGAGCTGTTCGGCCAAGCCTTCAATGTCGCGGAGCCTCTGAGAAATTTTATTGGACCGGTAGTCGATAAACTTTTGTCGTTTTAAGAAAGCTTCCAGATCCTTCAGACGAAAGTAGGTGCGGTTGTTGGATTCATTGGTCCAGGGTCGCCGGAGAAGGATTTCCTCTTTGTCCATTGCGGCGTGCATGTGCGTCGTAAATTCCTCCAACAGCTCGTAAAATTGACCCCGGATGGAAGTGTCCTCAGAGGTGTGAATTACGGCACCTTCTGTCTCCACCATCGTCGCGAGGAGCGTATTCATCTGCGCTTCCCAGGCTTGTCGCGTTATGGTGCGAGGCATCTGGTTGATCTGTTCCATGCACAGGATCTGAAACTTGGGCTGGCGCTGAAGGGCTTCGGTGTCCAGTTCTACGGGACTGCCGTTGACATCGAGGAACCATAGCGGTGGTTCGCTGTCATACTTTCGGAGGTTAGCAATTCTCGGAGTGTTGGCGTCACCACCCACGCCGTAGCGACGGCTCCGGCATAAATCGCGATTGCAAAAGTTGCAAATTGGTTGGTCGGAGCATTTGTACTGATAGTCCTTTTTTCGTAGCTGCTCCGCGACGACGTTCACTTCTTTAAGGTCGAGCGGCGGTTGGAGTACAGCTTGGTTGTATTCGAGGATTTTAGTTTCCCAGTCACTCGGGAAGGCTTTTCTTAGGTAGACGCCCAGGTTGAATAGGCCATTGTTCCTGGTTCCTTCCGGGAATCCCTGGCGCAGCAAAATTTGCAGGCAGGGCGGGCCGTTTTTGAGGCGCTCGTCTATTTCGACGGTTTCTTTTTCGAGGAGCTGCTCCATCTCCTGTGGCGTAATGGACGCGGCTTCCGCCATCTCCACAAATTCTGTTAAGGTCGCGGCCTCACCACTTTGCTTGAAAGCGTAGCGCAGACCATTCTCGTGATTGTAGTAGGGGAGGTTGAGGAAATTACCCGTGTCCCCGCGCTCAAGAACCAATTGGATTTGTTTCGGGAAAATTTCGGTCCCCGCCGCGCAGCCTATTTCGCTGGCTAATTCCTTCAATTTATTCTGGAGAGCTTCCGCCGGGACGGGTTCCTTCAAAAAAATATAAACATGTCCGCCGCCGGATTTACTCCGACAAACTACAAGGGGAAGCCCTTGTCGGTGGATGGTCTTGACGATGGCGCTGTGGTCAAGGGGGTATACGTCGATGTCAATCGCCCCCCAGTAGCAAGAATTTTCCTCATTGATGGGAATAATTCCCAGCCCCTGCGCTCCATTGAGGTGCCTCTCAAAGGTAGCCAGTGTGCGCTTTTCGCGGACCACACGGGCTTTCCCCTTGCGCTTCCCGCTTGTCTGCTTCCCCGTTATGTCGAAGGTGCCATAGGCGGCTTCCAGCCCACGGAAAAGCAGCGCGAAACGCTCGATAAGTTCCTTGTCCATGAGTCAAGGGGGGCTTCCCCCCCCCCCTATGACTAAAAAGGAACGTCGTCCGGATCGGTGGTGTCTTCCTCTTGGGTATGCTGGATGTTCACTTGTCCAGTACCAATGGATTGCGCGAACAACCGGGCCTGCTGGTACAAATCCAAATCCTTTATCAGAGAATCCTTGGAGATTTCCCAGCTATACCACGAACCGTTCTTGTTCTCCTCTAGTGTAGTCTTCAGCAACCAGATATGGGAGAACCGTGCCGGAGTGAACCACTCGCCCTTGAGATTTTTCATTTTCGAGGCTTTCAAAGCCGAATTCCACGACTTTGATTTTTTGAACTGAGTGGATTTCATCGAGATGAGGGCCTGCTGGGTTACGCCATCTTTGTCCATGGCCAGGACATAGTGCTGGGCTGTGCGCTCGATGTAGCTCCCATTTCCGTCAACTATGTAATCTTTATTATCTTCGCCGCGCGTCGTTGCGGGCCTATCCCCAGCAGCGGGATAGATATTAAGAGGTGCCCCAGAACCGGTGCCACGCGGTTCCCATTCGATATATTCCAGTCGATACGCGCAATTCACTACTAGGACCCCGTCTTTCCCTGGTACGCTCTCTTTTGTCACGGAATTGAAAATGTCGCCCGCCCGGACATCCAAATCGTCCAACTCCGGGGACATCTTTTGCAGCACCTTCAAGAACGGAATCGCTAAATCTTCTGTCGTCAGGTCCTTTATGCCGGCTCCGGCATCTGCCTGAAACAGGTCTGCGTTTATGATTGCGGGGGTTTTCGCGTTGCCGTTTCCCCGGCGCTTCTTGATCGCTTGTGTCTGAGCCATGGTTATCTCCCTCGTTTGATGTTTGCTCGTTGCGAGATGAAAGCTCCGAATAAATCCATCGGGATAGCGTGACCCGCTTCGACCTTCTCGCGAAGCCACCCCTTCAGGGTCATTGGTTCAACCTTCTCAGCTTGTTCAGGGGTGAAGCCTTGGTTTTGGCACATCGCTGCGAAGGCTCGTGCGTCTTGATCTTCACCTTTGCCGAATGTAACGGTGACGTTGTTTTTTATGATATCGCCGTCACCGTGCTCCCGGAGCCAGTCGAAGGCTTCGGCTAACCGGGCTTTCGGGATACTCGCCTTATAGAGTGGGCTTACGGAGATTTCGCTGCCGTCCTTCATCACCACTTTTTCAAGGTCTAGCTCTTCCAGAGCTTCGGGGAGTTGTTCGTCCGTTACCGCACGAAGGGCATTTTTAGCGTGGATCAGCTCTTTTTCTTGACGACCAACCTCTTCCTGGAGGGCAACGGCCTTCTTAGCGAGGCGAGCAACCTTGTCCAGCTTGGCGTCGTCCAGATTGTCGAGTTGGTCGGAGTGGGCGCTGGAATCCTGCGCCATCTGAGATAGGATATCTATCACGAGTGGTCCTTCCGTTGTTCGCGGTACATTTTTGGCGGTTGACTTAGGCGTCAGCAAAGCTTATATATAATTTTCTGGGACTATGCAAGACAAAAAATACATTTTCTTTTCAGCGCCTTACGCGCACCAGCGAGAGGCTTTCGCGGTGAGCGCGGACGTGCGGAGTTTTGCGCTGCTTCTTGACATGGGAACTGGGAAGACGAAAGTCACCCTTGACACTGTAGCCTATCTGTTCGAAAAGTCCGGCATCGAATTCGTTTTGGTGGTCGCCCCCAAGGGCGTGATCGCTAACTGGATACCAGAGATCGAGGCGCACCTACCCCCGCGCATCGAGCGGGAAATCGTCCTGTGGAACCCGAGTCTGAGCCAGAAGCGCCGTGACGAATTGAACGCGCTGCATGTAAAGAGCAGCGCACTGAAATTCCTCCTCATGAACGTAGAAGCTTTTAGCAGCCAGAAAGGGGTTGATGTCGCCGGGATTTTTGTAAACCGGTTCAAAACCTTCATGGTGATAGATGAGAGCACGACCATAAAGAATAGAAGGGCGAAGCGGACGAAAGCACTCTGCGCCGTGGGCCGTGATGCGTTATACAGGCGTATTCTGACAGGCTCCCCGGTCACCCGTTCCCCGCTTGATTTGTTCTCGCAAATGGCCTTTCTGGACCCGGACATTTTAGGCTTCTCCTCTTACTATGCATTCCAGGGCCGGTACAGTATCGTGCAGAGGCGGACCATGGGAGCGCACAGCTTTAATCAGGTGGTCGGGTTCCGGCGGCTGGACGAGTTGACCGCGAAACTTTCCGAGCATTCCTATCGGGTCAGGAAAGAAGATTGCCTGGACCTTCCTGACAAGGTGTACACGATGAGGGAGGTTGAGCTTACCCCGGAACAGAAACGCGCCTACCAGCAGATGAAAAAGCTGGCGCTGGCTCGCTTGGACAGCGGGGAAATGTCCACGACGAAAAATGTACTCACACAGATCATGCGGCTTCAGCAGATATGTTGCGGAAACCTGACCGACGATGATGGCAAGATACACGCGCTGCCGTCAAACCGGATCAAGGAGCTGTTGAATGTCTGCGAGGAAGTTCAGGGCAAGGCGATCATATGGGCGACATGGACGCGCGACATTCGCTCGATTGCGGAGGCCCTGCGAGACCGCTACAGCGCACAAGCGGTCTCAACGCTCCACGGGGAAACACCAGATTCTGAGCGCCCGCAAATTGTGGAAAATTTCCAGGATGGGCAATCGGAATTACGTTTCCTCGTGGGGCACCCTAAAACAGGGGGCTACGGTCTGACGCTGACGGCAGCAAGCACGGTCATATATTACTCCAACAGCTATGACCTGGAGCTTCGCGTCCAGAGCGAGGACCGCGCTCACCGTATCGGTCAGACAAACAAAGTGACATATGTGGATCTTATCGCGCCCGGTACGATTGACGAAAAGATCGTAAAATCGCTCCGCGCAAAGATTAATGTGGCGGATCAGATACTGGGGGAGGAGGCTCGAAAATGGCTGCTGTAGCAGATGACAGGAGTGGCTATTCTAACGGCTTCCAGGTCCTGCCGTCGAAGACCGTCGCTTTTTTCCTGTTAGTGGCCGAAGGCCCGACATAACTTACGTGAACCCAGCCGGAGTTGGGTTCTCCTTCCGTGTAGTACTCCAAAAGTAATCGATCGTAGATCAGATTGTTCATGATCCAACGAGCGAGAACTTTATTGTCGGTCCACGGAACCTCAAAATCGACGGCTTGGCCTGTAATATGCTGAGATCGAGAACTGGACCCGATTGCCTCATTCAGGACGAGGCACCGGTAGCCGCTGGACGGCTGGATAGGGACGCGGTAGTGGTCTCGAACTGGTTGCAGGATATGCCGGCAAAGAAGTCTGAGGTTTTTGATTTCCTTTTTACCGGGTTTGTTGGAGATGCCCTTTCTTTCTGCCACCTGGGACTTGGTCAGTTCCCAGAGGGAGAAGTTTTCCGACAGCCGCATCTAATGCACCATCTGGCGCGGCTTTCTTTGAAGGGACGCAAGTCCACCCTCATTGGCAAAGAGCGGTATACCAAGTTGCTGGAGCCGGGCTACGGTATCCGGCTGTGGAGTTCCTGCGGCGGCAGACGGGAGACGATCAAAGGGATCCGCTTGAGCCAACGTGGACGCGGCGACGATGGGCCGGGGTGGCGGCGTCCGGGAAGCCAGAGTAGGAGGACCCGGAAGAGCTTCTTCGTCTGTTATCGTTGGTTCGGGGGCAATTGGTGCCGGTTCCTCCCTTACTTTTTGTCGTCTATAAACGCCTTCTTTTGGATCATAAATAGTTTCAAACGGACCCCCTTCGCGTTCTATCCGGTCAATCTCCCGCTGCTCTTCCATACCTTCTCGTACAACTTGCGTTCGGGGTCCCACGTAGAACTGGTACGGACGAACTGCTTTCAAGAGACGTTTATCAAATACAAACTTACCCGCCTTGTCCAAGCGGGCTGTCTCCGTCAAAAGAAGTCGCGCTGTGTAGGGGTTTGCCAGCGCATCGGCTACCAAAGAAAAGATGGCTTCTTGGCCCCCTCTTTCGTATATTTTTCCAGCCAACCTGCCGCCTGTTCCAGCCATGACAAGGGCAGGACCCCCCGTCCATTTAGCTAGCCAAACACCTATTATGCGGCCAAGATTCCGGATCATTTCGCCGCCTCGAACAGTAAGCGTGACCGGTATACCTTTGGTTCCTAATGCAATACCCGTTCTTTCGGACAACCCTATCGCCATCTCATCGACAAAGATTTTGAGCATGTCGTAGGTAGTAATAGGTTGCTCAAGACCTTTGCCGACAGGCCTCCATCCAACAATGTCATCAAACACCTGCCGAAGAGCCGTTTCGTTTTTCTTTAAAACATTGTTTATTTGTGAAGGGTCAAGTACGGCCTCACCAGCCCTACGTCCCACTGTTTCCGGCTGACTTAATACCTTCCTTAGCAGCTCATCGAACATGGCCCGCTGGAAGCCCGCCCTGGCCGCTCCGGTTTCGTCCGCGTCAAGGATTTTAAGAATAGGGCCAATGTCTTTCTGTAACTTGGACGGGTTAGCAAGAAGTTGTGCTGCTACCGTATGGGGATCATTGTCGAAGAAAACACTGGAAACTGTATAATCTTTTTGAGCCTGTCGGGTGAGTATTGCCGCCTCCGTTGCTCCCGCCACGTCGTCCAGATCCCCGGAGGCTAAAGCCTTGTCTATGGTAGCCCTAAGTGGCTTGTGTAGGGCTTTGTGTCGTATAGCTAGTTGCTCTGCATTTTCGGCCATACCTTTTAATTCAGCCGTGAAGCCGGGGTATGATTCCTCCACCTTTGCTATAGGTCTCGCCCAGGATTGAATGGATCTTTCTACTCTGGTCGGATTTAAAACACCGTTATCAAAGGCAACAAGAGCCAGTCTGTTGAGGATTTCTTCCTTTAGAAGATGCGAAGAGAGCTTCGCAGAATCCGGACCACCTATCCGGATACTTTCCCAAGTAAAGTCTTCTAGTCCGCGTGTTAAGGCTGCATTTGGATCAACAGCCAAAACACCATCTGTGTCGCGCGTCAGGAAAGGTGCCTTGGCCTCCATCAACGCCACATCCAGTGCGTCCACGCTACCGGTAGGAAGGTAGCCCGGTTTGACCTGATTTTCGTTAATGATTTTCGCAAGAAACTGGTTTGGATCTAGTTTGGAAGACCGATCTGCGGAAGTTTTCAAAAAGTCTGCTATCGTCCCCCGCGTAAATTTCTTGTTCAGTTGTAAACTGAAGCTTCTACCTACGTCGTAAGCAGCAGAGGATCCGGCACCCCCAAAAATTTGGGGGTCTTGCAGCCACTCGTCTATGATGTACTTCTGTAAATCATTAGACATTCTGGCGGAATTATCACCGCCGTCTCTTGCACGAGCGCGACTGGCTTCATCTAACAAGGTACCACGAGTCGCCAAGACTTCGCTCAACGTATCCACGTTATCCAGCAAGCCGTTAGGCCCCGCGTCTATAACTTCGTCCACATTTGTTCTTGTGGGAAGAAGCTGCTCTTCAAGAGATGCGAGACGTGCTTCCACTTCAACAATGGTTTTGTCAACCGTGGGCCGATCTATGTTGTATATATGACTGTCAACTTTTTCCTGTGCGGCAACCAGCTTCTTCTCTAATGCAGTAACCTGTTTTTGTTGCGTTGGATTTTTTGCTCTTCGTCTGGCGTTGCGTAGTTGCTGGTTAATCTCTCTTAAAGCATCTTTAGACTTGGCCAGCTTATCCTGTTCTACGCTAATGGTCTCTTCTCTTCTTGCCCGAAGCCCTTCTAATCTAGCGCGGGCGTTGCGGATGTTAGCCGGAACTCCTACGTCCGCTCCGGCAGATTTTGCCATGGTTTCCAGCGCCTCATCGGATAAGAGGCGGTATGTACCCGCAAGACTGTACAAGAAAGCAGGTATCTGCCTGCGCTGGGCGACTGGGGTGCTTAATATGATCTCTGCGGCCTTGTCACCAATCAGGGCCATGTTCTCAGGCGAGATTTGTATTTGATCCGCACCGATATGGTTCCAGAGGGCTTTTTCTATTTCCCGCATCTCTTTAAAAGCGTTGTTTACAGCTTCTAAAGCTCTCTCGGCTGCGTTTATCCGGTCTCCTGTAAGCAGATTTGGATCTGCTATCTTCTCCCTTAATGTATTATAGAGTAAAGCATCTATGCTGTGAGTTTCCATCGCGTCTTTGGCAAGTTCATCAAGTTGCTCAAGAGCGTTTTGTACATAAGCAGAGGTCGCTTCAGGATCCCCCGCTCGCCTAGCGACAGGGCCGACGAACTGCGGGTCTACAGGACTGTCAAAGCCCGAAACCTTTTCTGAAAGGTCCCTGAAAATTCCCTCGGCTCTTCTTAGCCTTTCTCCGGAAGCTCTTAGAACTTCGTTCTTTATGGGGGAAGCGTTAGCAAGCCAACTCATGGCACCGTACAAGCCATCGGATACGGCTTGCATCCCAGATCGGGCTTGCGTCAGGGACTCAAGCGTAGGGGTTTTGTCTCCAAACATGGGGATTTCATTGAAGTATCTTCCATACACCGGATGCTGTGATAACTGGGCTATTATATCGGCCTCCGCGACGCCCCTCTCGCGTAGAGCTGTCCAGTCACTTTCTGCTTGGCGGAGGTCATCGGAAACCCTGCTGAAGTAGTCGGGTGTCGAGACTAAGTCACTTTGTCCCGGTCGTTTGGGAGCATTGTCCAGATCATTGAGAAGAGCAACCACAAGGGGTTCATTGCCACTCATCCCCGAAAGACCCGCTATGTACCGTGCGGCTAGGCGTTGCTGCCCCGGAGCAGTGAACGGCTCCAGCAAACCTCCGATAACCGGAATGTCCTGTCCGCCTGTCAAGGCTCTTATTCCCTGCCTTATTTTCGTCAAGGCAAACGGGGCGGTCAGACCTGCCATAATCTTTCCCTGCAGACCCCATTCTTCCGGGGCTGAAAGCATGGCTAAACCAGAAGCACCCGCTATAAATTGGTCTTTTGCCTGAAATACCAGCCCTCCCGGTATAGTAAATCGTCTTTTTCCTCCCCATGCAAAACTAGCACCCGGAGAATTTGCCAATGCATAAAGTGCTTTGGTCAGGACATTGGCATCCTGGAGCTTTGCTACTGTCATTCCCCTCATAGCAAGTCTTGCCCCGGCCCGTGCTAGTCCACTTACGGTTAAAGAACCC